ATCGCACTCATCAGCAGTTTGTCGGGATGTCGTGCGGCTCGCTGTGCCAGTGTGGTCAACGCGCCGTCATACAGCCCCAAACGGTCGTCCGCAACGTCCTTCTTCTCGATCTCCAGCGAACCTTCCCACTCTTTGTTTGCGAGTGTGTAGGTCGCCCCGCGCAGCTTGTTGTAAACGCGGTCGCCGAGGTACTCGCGAATGGACGGCATGGCACCGAGGATGCCATACTGCTCATCTGCACCATCGGACGGAGTCACGGTACAAATTGACGGATAGAAGGTCTGCACAGCAGACGCTTCACGGTTGAACTTCGCGGTGAGTGCTCGGCTTGCCGCGATTGCCTTGGCAGTATCAAGTGCCATTGTGAAAACTCCTCAAACAGAAATGAAATGCGGTCAAACCAAACGATCAGGAACCACGAGACTCCAGATCCAGCACGCGGACCTGCAAATTCTTGATCACAGACAGCACGGTGTTCGCTTCGTCCTGCGTGCTGAATCCGTAGGGGCTGCTGTTCGTCGTGTTGGCGATTGCGTAGTCCGGTGTGCCAGGTGCGGTGTGTGTGATCGTGGTCAGTGCTGCCACTGGCAACGCGCCGGTCCCAACTGCGTCAATATCCACACGAATCTTCGTGCTGCTGATGTACTCCGTAACCATGCCAATCGGCACGGATGCGGTGCTGATGCTGACGCCGACCGTGTAATTGTCCTCAGCGTAGACTTTGCTGCCCACGTCTGCCTGCGCAAATCCGGTGCCGGTCAGCACAAACTCGCCCTCTGGCCAGACCTCAACAGTCAGATCACCGGCACTGCCGCTGCTGTTGTCGGCCTCACCAACAGCAACACCAACAAACCCATTCACCCCGGTTGCTGTCACGTCTGTGGCGTAGCCTGCAGCCGTGAGAAATACCAGCGTGCCCTCGTAAAGGTGCACTGACGCTGCCACTGGGTAACTGCGTCGCCCCATCCGCTTTTCGATCACCTGATTTGCCGTGACGGCCATTGCTTAGCCCTTTCAAATCGAAACCAAATCAAACCACGCCTGACCGTCAGGCTTTGTTTGCGTGCTTCACGTACTCATCTTCGCTCATGCCGAACGTCATGCCGCGTTTCTGCAGGTCCGCAAACTCGGCCTTCAGCCCGGAATGCGGGTCGCTTTCCTGCGGTGTGACGGATGCCGCCAACACGGGATTTCGCGCAACCACCAACGCACTCAATGCGGCTTGTGTCTGCTCCACGCTGAATCCAGCATCCACGAACGCATTGAATTTGTCGCCGGCTCCAGCCAGATCGCACAACGCTCGGATCTGTTTGCACCGCAGCCGCTCGACCTGTGCCAGGTCTGCGGTTGCCGCCTGAACCACTTCCGGCTGCACGTCGACTGCTGACAGATCCGCAGCAGGCTGAACCGGTGCCGGTGTCTCTGATTCTACCACGTCCGGTGTCTGCGTCTCCGTAGCCATCGGGGTTCCTTTCGCACTAAAATAGCGGTCCAAAAATCCTGCAATGCGTGCCCGGACCACGTCAGGCGTTGCATCAGTAAAATAGGTGTCCAGCAGTGCGGTTGCCTGTGCTGGCAGGTTCCGCAGGTCCGCATCTGCCAGACTGAACAGCCCGGTTCGCGTTGCGGCTGGCGTGTCAACCACGTCCGCCGCTCTTAGTCTCGCGAATCGCATCGGCCACCGCGCTGCCTTGCGGTCTGCCGGTGCCATGTCTGGCAATGCGTCCTGCCACTGCTGTAGATTTGATTCGTCCAGTGCCGTCGCGATGCTCACGCCGAAGGCTTCGGGATCTTGTTCGGCCATGTCCAGAACATACGTTCCCAGATCGCCCTGCGGACTCGTGAATGCCGCATCTGCAATGTGCAGATCCGCTCGAACGGTGTCGCCGTCCAATCGGAAATTCGCCCACCTGCCCAGATACGAACCCATGCCGTCATTGGACATATTCGGATGCGTGAATCGGGCTTTGATGCCGCCACGGGACGATTGCCCGAAGTCCACCACCTGCTGCAGTGTCTGCATGTCGGCTGTCCACGGTCGCGCATCGCCTTCATTCAGGATTCCGGCCTGCATGATGGACGCGCCGTAAATGACATTGCCCTGACGGTCTACGCGCTGTGGTGCGGTGCGTGATGCGTCCGTCCGGAACATGCCTGCAGCGGGTGCTGTGTCAATTTGTGGCATTGGCTTCATCCCTCGCTCGCATTTGTTTCTGAACCTTGCCGGCCCATGCCTGCCCAGGATCTCCGCCCCACAGTGCCCACGCAATCCGACCGTTTGACGGATAGCCCGGTTCACCCTGGCTGAATCCCTCGCCCTGTTTGTCAACCTCGTGACGTGCAAAGAACGAGACCATGCGGTTGATGGTGCTTGGGCTGACAGCTTTCCCGTTGCTCAAGTCCCGTGCTCTGGCAACGCCAACAGCAGTGCCACCACGCTTGTACTCGCGTCGCCATTCCAGGCCTTGGCGTGCTTCATCCCTGACGCCTTGGGGCGGTCTGAATTCGATGCCGGCATATTTCTTCGGGGTCGCCAGCATCGCAATGCGGGCATTCTGGCCCATGTCTGTCGCGTCGTCTGTGTTGTCCGTGTCGTCCTCTGTGTCCTGCGTGCCGTCCAGCCCTAACGATGCCCGATAGGCTGCCACGCGGGCTTCCATGTCGGCCTTCACCAACTGCTCACGCTCGATCTGCTGCAAAGTCTCGTCAAAGTCCCGACCACGCGCCGCCAGTGATTCCGTCTGCGTCGTCAGACCTGCAGAGATTGCTGCAACGTCTGCCTTGACCTCTTTTTCCGGGTCAACCCACGGCCAGCCGGGTGGAATCCATTGATGCTGCAGGAAATGGTCTCTGTTTTCTTCGTAGGTGATTGCATCAACTGGCAACAAACCTTGCATGACAGCCCTGTCAATGAATCGGCCCCAGACCTTGCGCAACACCTGTTCAATCAGACAATACTGCCAATTTTTGAACGTGATCCGGCCATCAATCAACGCCAACCGTCCGCCGCTGAAATTGTTCGTGAACTGCTTCGCCAGCAGTTCATACGGATACCGCAAGGCAGCCGCAACGCCGTGCAAGGCCCATTCGACATACGGCCCCAGCGTCGTTCCTGGTCGTGCCGGGTCGCTGAACTGGACGCCTTCACCATCGGCCAGATATTGAATGGTGCCGGGTGCCAAATCCTCAAGACTGCTGCGCCCAGCCAATCGGCCAGACTGTGCCATCGTTGTAGGATCTGTGACACCCGTAATAAACGCCCCGTAACATGCTGCCACCTGCTCGGCCACAAGGTGCGCGTGAACGAAGTCCTTCAGATCCTTTAGCTTGCCCATTGCAGGGGACAGCCACGGGACGCCTCGCAATTGCCCAGGCGTCAGTTCTTCGTAGCAGTGCAGCAGGTCCACCAAACTTACTTCGTCCTCTTTCACGTCCACCTGCCATGAATCGTACGGCAGGCTGCGTCGAACGAACGCCGCAATCGGCTTGTTATTATTGTCCAGTCTCAAACCCAGTCGCCGGCGTTCGTTTGCCTGCATCCGGCTGTACGTGATGACCGGAATTCTGGACGGGCTGATGACTTGCACCGTCAACGTAACGGGCTTTTCCGGATTCGCATCGTCGGCCATGTGTAGCCACGATTCGCCGTAAATCGCGTTGCACCGTTCCAGCATTCGCTGCTTCGCGAAAAACTGCTCGGATTCTGCCCACTTGGCAAAGTACCACTCCGACATTACGCGGAATTCCTCCGCCTGTCGCGGTGTCAGAATTCCACGCTCAGCCTGCACTCGGCACTGCGGACGAATGCCGGTCCCAATGACGTTGTCCACACGTCCGTTAATTGCTGACGCCGCAAACACGTCGTTCCGATACAGATCGTTGGCGCGGTCGATCAACCGCTCCAGTTCGTCCTGCAGCTGGTCGTTGCTGGTGTTCTTCGGGGTGATCCAGTTTTCCCCGCGTAGACGATCGTTGCCCGCCGCTTCGTAGGCTGCGAAATTGTCAGCAGCCCGTGCCGCCAGCATCATCCGCAATTCATGGTCAACACGCGCCTTCACCCGGCCTGCAGCCCAGCGCGGGGAGACTCGCTGAATGACGGAATCCAGCCGCGTGTACTGTGCAGCGGACTTCACGCGGTCGGCATAGTTTGGCTGGCTCATTGGCTGAACCTCACCAGATTACGAGCGCCATGAATGCCGCCGCTCGCCTGTCGCCGCAGATCGGCTATGCGTGCGTCCAATTCCGCCAGCCATTCCGAAGTCGGCTCCTTCTGGACCATTTGCCCGTCCAGCGTGTACGCAACCACCGGCGCACCACCCAACAAAGCCGATTCGACTTTGTCGCGGATGCCTTCGTAGAGTGCCAATCGTTCGGTTGCG